CATAGGAGCGCTAGATCCACCTGTTCTTGCTAGTGCTCGACCCATTTTATCATTTAAAGAACCGCCCATTTTCATTTTTTTAACACCGCCGCCTTTCTTCATACCACCGGCGGCTGCTTGTCGGCGTTGAGCTTCCATAGCCATAGCCATTCTTGGGTCCATAGCGCGAGCTCCTGCAGCATCAGCTACTGGACCACCCATATTCATTTTCTTTTTCATCTTGTTCTCCTTAGTATATTCAGCACCCACAGATTGTGGAACATCTACTTTATTAGCAAACTTAGGGTTATTAGCCACTGCCTGCATAAATCGTTTTTGTTTTGCACTTTTAGCTGGCATATTACTTACCTGCCCACCAATAAACTACTACCGTAACTATGCTACCCATACAGCCGCATAACCACATGGCCATTTTTCTACCACCTTTAATTTCAGATAACATAGTTTCAATATTATCTACAGCAATTTTTAGGTGACGAATATCATCTTTCACTTCATCCATATCTTTTTGCATATGGTCAATAGCTACTGAATGTTCGCCTAATTCGCGCTCTGTACTCATCAGCATTTCCACCTTTTTAGTGATGCTGCTTTTCTAGTAGGGCGACCTTTAGAGTCTTTCATAGGACCCTTCATGCCAGACATTCGTGCACAAAAAGATTTACGGCGAGCCGCATCCTTTTTCGTTTTGGGATTGGGTGCAGGAGCCTTGAGATTAGCTCCAGTTTTACTGTTATATTTAGCGCGTCCCTTCGCAGTAAGACCCGCCCCTTTAGAGACGGGGAGCTTTTCGCCCCTTCCTACTGCTAGAGATACACCTTTTTTTCTGGCTTTAGGTTTAACTTTCTTTGCCGCTGCCACTATATATTCTCCTAAACACTAATCTACGAATAGAACAGAGTTATTGAAGTTACGTTGGTTAGTATGCAGTAGGCTTGAGAGTCAAATAATATACCATCGCCTGGAATTACTACGTCGTGCATACTAGAATCAGCAGAAGTAACAACTTTTAGTAGTGTTGTTCCGCCGACTCCATTTTTTAGTTCAACAGAACCTGCTGCACCTGCTGTGGTTATACTCAGTGATGCAACACGAGTTCTACGTGCAACTACGGTATCAGGAGAATCAGCCGCAAGGAAATTAACCGCTGAAACATTTTGCGCTGCTGAAGCCATAAGGTTCTCCTATTAAACTCTAGTTGAGAATGGTGTAGCTGGTGCTGAAGCAGTAGGAAATACCGATACCCCTTCTAGTTTCCATGCTGCTGCACCGACTGCAGTTAGAGTAAATGTAGAACCTGCGTCTCCGCCTTGAGTAGTACCATTAAATGTAACTGAATTAGCTGTACCGGGGGTGTGGAAAAATCCAGCTACACCGGCATCGTTAGCATCATCACAGAAATTAATAGTTCCAAAAATTACATCAGTAAGGGCGCCAGTATTAATAATAAGGCTAGTTGTAATATCAGCTAGTACAGTAAATGAAAACTGCATACCTAGGTTACTTGTTTGGTTAGGGTCGGAAGCTCCGCCTTGACCTTGCCCCGGAACTGCGTTAGCGCCTGGGTTAACTGCATTAATAACAGGTAAAGTAAATGTACCGCCATCTGCAGAAATAGTAAGTTGTTTACCAGCATGTCCAGGTGAGCCTGCGGTTACTGGCAATACGCCAGGAGCTGAAGCTGCTACAGGAAGTGCGGTAAGAGTAAGAGCGCCAGCAGTCAAAGCTGCGGTTGCGTCGATTACGTTATTAAAACCAGACTCAACAAATCCACCAAGGGATCTGACAGGACCAGCAAAAGTTGTTATAGCCATTTGAAAATCTCCATACAAAGATAAAAGCTCATTAGTCGTGTATGCGTCTGCCGGGGCAGTCTAATAAGCCGGATGTTCCCGGAATATTTAAATACTACTCTTATTAGAATAATTATACAACAGAAAAAGAAAAACCCTGGTGGAGGATGACACCAGGGTTTTCCGCCGAGCTGATGCTACTTACGCAGCACCTTGAGAACCCCACATACCTAGTGGGTCTGACCAACCAAACGAGTAACGTTCACGAGCTTTGTATCGTACATTGCCTGTGTCGAAGTCGCCGTCCATAGAAGTAGTAAGCGGAGTTCTTTCGAAATGCTTCATACCGTTAGGAACGTCAGTTGTTAGGAAGAAAGCGTCACCATCCGTTAGGAAGTGGTTTACTGTATATCCTTCAGGAATTGCACCATTAGAGCGTAGTGCGTTGATGTCGTTATCGGCAGTAGCTACACGTAGCTCTGTATCCAATAGACGAGTCGCAACGAACTGCAACGAAGGTGGAATTACCAACTTACGAGGTTTAGCTGCTATTAACAATCCACGCTCATCAGTCCAAGCTGCGATTTGAATTACGGCATTTTCCAACGCTGTTTCATTCAAGTCAGTAGCAACTGTTTGAGTGTTGTTGTTAGTACCACCAGAAACTAGTGGGTGAGCTTGACTAAACAATGCTACGTTATCGCCACCAGGGAAAGCTGCGTTGAAGCCGTTGTTTAGAACGTTGGCTGCGCGAACTTGCTTAGTGTTTGCCATTGAGCGAGCAAGAGCTTTAGTATAACGAGCTGAAAGAGAATCATATAGATTGTCTTCAACTGCTTCTTCAGTAAGACTGAAGCCTAGAGCAATTGTCACGTGGTTATAACGAGCTGTGAATGCTTCTTGAGCATTGTCGTATGCAATTGCTGCGCCTTCGCTTTTGACAGGTGCGGCTGCAAAACCGGCTAGTTTAGTTTCTTCTTCAAAACTTCTGTCCGAAGACTCAGTTTCGTAGATCTCTTTGTGTTCTTCACCATAACGCGCATATTCTAAACCGAATAAAGCATTAAGGCCTGGGAGTAACTCTTTTAAGAGTTGAGCTCTTGAAATTGCCATGATTTATTCTCCTTAGATACCGGTTGAGTTATTGTAAGAGTGAACACCAGCATTAAACTTAACAAGTAAATCAGTGAATGCGTCACCTACAGCCGATGTTGGGCTGTCTACAAAATCAACAACACGGAAAGCGAAAGCTGCTGTGGTTGCGGTTGTAGCTGTTACTGCACTGTTAGAATTACCAGCTGGGATAGTACCCGTAGTGGTAGACTGCACTGCTGCAAGGTGAGTATTCTGACCTAAGTCAGCTTGTGTTACTGCTCCGTTGGCTTGTGCCATGAATACTACATCAGGATCATCAACAATATATGCTTGTGCGTCTCCTGCTGCTGTACCACTAGGCCAGTATTGACTGAATGTCAAATTGCCTGTAACTGGGTCTGAGTAGGTACAACCTACAAAAACACCAATTGTGCCCGCTGGGAACGCTGCTGCTGTTCCGCCGCCACCGTTACCTGTAACAGTAACCATTTCAACAGTACCGCCAACTACAATAGAAACAATTGATCCGTTGTAGATGTTAGATGCGTATCCGTTGGCAATGGGCAGTAAGCGAGTAGAACCCGCGTAAGGCGTACCACCGATGTGGTTTACGGCTTTAAGTCCATAAGGACTAGCTGTAGTTGCCATCTTATTTCTCCATAAAAAGGTTTATTTTCGGCCCTTACCGAAAGACCTGCCATTCTCTTGACCTTCAGCAAATTTAGGCATCCGTGGATCGTTCTGGTTCATAAAGGATGCATCTACCGCTTCAGTCTGGGCTTGAGTTTTATTATTAATATAAGCCTGACGTTGGTCCATTAATTCTTTGGGGGCCTTACATAGTAGTAAACCACCGATCTCAATATTTTCTTTATATCGACCGTGTGTTTCAATACCAATTATAAGTTCTGGGTGCTCTGAATGTAGTACAGGTTCCCAGCCCTCGCGCATTTTCGCAGAAACGTTCATGTTATCTGGTTCGTTTAATAGAGAGACTCTTACCCAACGATATACCCACCCCGGCTTCTGAGTAAACTCAGGTAATAGCGCCGCTGGTTGCCACACACGTTGTTTTACAGGATCTTCTCTTACTTCAACTTCACGATCAGTTCGATCAATTTTAACCTTATCCATTTGCGTTCTCCGATTTTACAAGTTCTCGTGCATATTGCTCCGGGGTCAACTTAAACTTTTTAGCCAAAGCTATCTGAGTTTTAGTTAGTCGTACTTTTTTAGGCGCGGTACTGCGCGTAGCCGGTGCAACAACATTAGAAGGTTTGCGTTGGGCGGGTTTAACCTGTTCCAACGAATTATCCCCAAACTTTTCAGGGAATCGTTTTTGCATAGTACTATTAATACTACGGTAATATTCATCAGAAGTGGGATTAACTCCATTTCTAACAAGATTTTCATGTACGCCCAAAGCAAGACTCGTCATTTCTGTGTCTTTACCAAACCAGGGATTGTCATCCTGCCAAGCTTTTGCTTTAGCGTCTGGTTCTGGAGTTTTTGGTTGAGGGGCATTTTGTTTAAAATCTACACTATCTGTAGACTCTTGTACAGTATTATATTGCGGTTTTAAGTTTTGGGCATTAGAGAATTTATATTGAGCTTCATTCATTCTAGATTGAGCATCAATAACCTTATCCGTATCGCCCGCTTCATAAGCTTCACGATAGTCTCGTTTAGCTAATGCTAATTCCTTCTCATGAGCATCTTTCATGATTTTTAAGTAGTCTTCTTCACCGCTACTAAGAGTAGTTTTTAACTTTTTATTTTCCTCTGCAATACTTTTTGCAAAACGAATAGCTTCTTCCCGCTCTCTGTCAGCAGATTCCTTAGCACGTCTTTCGTCGTGATAGACTTTTTTAAGTTGTGCCAT